GTGAGAACGGTGATGACACACCCGCGCATCTGGCCGCACATCTCAGACGACGGATCGCCCGCGGCCTCGGACTACCGGGCGCCTGAGGGCGAGTACATCTGGTACGTGCTGGCGCGGGACGCGGGCGAGCTGCTCGGCCTCTGGGTATTCCACCCGCAGAACGCCATCTGTTGGGAGGCGCATACCTGCGTGCTGCCGCACGCCTGGGGCGACGTGGGACTCGAGGCGGCGCGGCTCCTGCCGGCGTGGATGTGGGAGCACACGCCCTGCCGGCGGATCGTCACCAACATACCGGCGACGAACCGCCTGGCGCTGCATTTTGCCATCAATGCGGGGATGCATTCGTTCGGCGTCAACTCGGCGAGCTATCTCAAGGACGGGCAGCTCTGGGATCAGGTGTGCCTAGGCATCAGCCCGCCGGAAATACAGGCGGAAACACTGGCCCGCCGTGAGGCGGAAACGGGGTCAGGTGCGATTGTTGCGGGCGGCCTTGACGTAGCCGCCCATGCCCCGGCATCACCCGGAGAACGCGACACTGGCGCGGAGATGCGCCAGCGAAGGTCGTCAGACCGCTATGCGCTTGATCATGTCCTTGAACAGTGACCGGATCTCTTTCATGTCGCGCACGTGTTCTGCGCGATGGCGGCGGTGCTCTACTCGCATCTCTTTCATTTCCCGATCATGCTCTTTGGCATATTGGCGCAGTTCTTTAGCCGTTGCTGCCGTTTGGGCGGCCGCCATATTGAGCAGTTCTTCAATGCGGTCGAGTCGGTTCTTGCCGTTGGTCTTTCCGTTGGTTGTCAAGGCGGGGCTCTCCTGCCGGGTGATGACCGGCTTATCTATCTATTCTAGCGCGACTTAGGGGGTTGTACCATGCCAGCAGCAGTAGCGATCCCGGCGGCCATATCGGCCGGAACGTCGATCTTCGGCGGAATCCTCGGCTCTCGGGCGGCCAACAAGGCCGGCCGGTTGCAGCAGGAGGAGGCCCTGCGCCAGGCGCAAGGGTTCCGCGACACGCTCGGCCAGTACAACCCGCAGATCGGGACCGCCGCGGAGCAGGCGCGGGCGGATGTGCTCGGCGCGGCCGGGACCGCGGGAACGAACCTCACCGGCGTTGCGGAGACCGGGGCCCAAGGCATCACCGGGGCGGCCGGCGAGGCCAACGAGTACCTCGCGCCATACCTCGGGCTCGGCAGTCAGGCGGCTCAATCGCTCGGCGAGATGATGGCGCCGGGGGGGCAACTCAACCGGGACTTCACGCTCGAGGACATGAAGTCGCTGGATCCCGGCTACCAGTTCCGCATCGACCAGGCGAACAAAGCTCTCGCCGGGTCGGCGGCGGCTCGAGGTGGCGCGCTCGGTGGGGGCGCCCTGCGGGCCGCGGCGAACCTCTCGCAGAATCTCGCCTCGAGCGAGTTCGGCTCGGCCTTCGACCGATTCCGCGCGCAGCAGGGCGACCGATTCAACCGCTTCAGCAGCCTGACGGACTTGGGCGTCCGGACGAGCGGGCAGGCCGGCGGAAACCTGATGACGGCAGCGCAGCAGGCCGCGGCGCTACGCACCGGGGCGGCTCAGACGGCCGGCGGATGGAACGTCGGGGCCAACGAGTACGGCGGAAACGCCATGCAGAACGCGGCCGCCTTGCAGGCGCAGAACGCCTTCGGGACGCAGCGGTCGATCGCCGACTACATGACGGGCGGCGCGGCGGCGCAGGCGGCCGGAAATGTTGGGGCGGCGAATGCCTGGAGTGGCGCTCTCCAGGGCGTGGGGAATGCCGCCGGCCACGTCGGCGGATATTACCAGCAGAAGGACCTGATGAAGGATTGGATGGGCGGCTATGGCAATCCATCAACACCGCAGCTCTGGAACCTGCCGGGTCCGAAGAATCCCGCCCTGGACCCGTCCTACTGGCCGAGAGGGTACAAATGATCAACTTGCGCCTCGTTCTCCTGATTCTGGCGTTCGTTCTATTCGCGATCGCCGCGTTCAATACGACATCGCGAGTCAACCTGGTAGCGGCCGGGCTCGCCGTCTGGGTGCTCTCCATGGTCACCACCGCACCGTGAGGCAAACATGGCTCTGAATCCTGAGATCGCGCTCGGCTTCCGCTCCCCCCAGATCAACCTGGACGTCCCGTCTCCGATCCACCAGATGGGGCAGATGATGACGCTCCGCGGCCTGATGGAGCAGCAGCAGTTGAGGCGCTCGCAGATCGAGCAGGAGCAGTTCAAGCTCGAGAGCCTGCGCGAGGCGAATGCCGGCCAGCAGGAATTCCAGCGACGGGCGCTTGCCGGCGAGAATCTGACGCAGGGGCAGACGCTCGGCTACTTGGGGCCGAAGCTCGGGACGGATTTTCTCAAGGGGCAGTCGGAACTCGAGGAGCAGCGCATCAAGCAGCAGCGTGCCCAGGAGGAGCAACAGGAAAAATACCTGCGGATGCTCGGCCAGGCCGGTCTCGCCTCGAAGAATCAGCAGGACCGCGACTTCAGAATCAAGTTGTTAGTCAGCGGAAAAGTCATACCGCAAGAGGTCGCCAACCAGATGCTGGCGCAGCCGTTCGATCTGGAAGCTACACAGACATTCGGACAGCAGTTCATGACGATGGCTGACCAGTTGAAAGAAAAGCGCGAAGCAGCGGAACGGGCATTCAAGGAACAAAAGGAACCGCTCGAGCTACGGACTGCGGCGGCACAGGCGACGACGGCGGAACAGACGGCGGCCGGAACGAAGCCAATTCAGCCGGAGGAACAGGCGCGGCTCGAAGCGGAAAAGGTTCGCCTGGACCGGGAAGCGGCCGCGGCAAAGGAAACCGCACGCCACAATCGGGCGATGGAGAATCGGGCCGCCCAAGCTACCGCCGCTGGATTGACGCAGTCGCAAAGCCAGCGCGTGCTACAGATCGCCGGCCAGTTCGACAACGAGCCGATGGTGAAGAATTACAACGTCATCGGGGAAGCCAACAACTTCGTGAAGAGCCTTGGGGAGAAAGGCGGCGGCAACGCCGGCGACGATCAGGCCCTGTTGTACGCATTCGCAAAGGCGATGGACCCAGGCAGCGTGGTTCGCGAGGGCGAATACGCGACGGTGCAGAGGTACGCGCAATCATGGGCCGACACGTTCGGATTCAAGACGGCGCGAATCTTCAGCAATTCACCGTTCCTGTCCGACGATGCGCGGAAGCAGATGAAGGCCACCATCGAGAAAAGGGCCGCCAGCGCGAAGACGTCCTATGACAACATCTACAACGAATACGGGCGCCGGATCGAGCGACAGTCGGGAGTCCAGAGCGGGAAGGACTACCTGACGAACTACGGCCAGGCCTTCGAGGGAGGCGCAGCGCCCGCCGCAGCGCCGCAACCAGCCGCCGCAGCGCCAAAGAAAGCGCCGCCGGCAGTCGGCACGGTCAAAGACGGCTATCGCTTCCTCGGCGGCGATCCCGGCAATCCGAAGAACTGGCAACTCGCTCTGACGGTGAAATAGCATGGCTGGGCCTTGGGAGGAATACCAGACGACGAAAGCGCCGGCGGCGACGGGGCCGATCATCGTCCGCTCACGCGATGAGGTGCTCGGCCAGCTCGACCGCTTGAATACGCCGGCCGCGCCGCCGCCGAGCGGGCCTTGGACCGAGTATCAGCAGCCGGCGCCGCCCAAGGCCACCGACGAAGAGCGCCGCACGGTGCTCGGGTTCCTCGGCAACGCCGCCAAGTCCACCGGAAGCCTGCTCGGCGGCCTGGTGAACGTGCCGGAACAGGTCAAAGGCATGACGTCCCTGTTCGCCGGAATGGCTGAGAAGAGCGGATACAAGGCGCTCCCCGGCCAGCCTGACGTGAACGCCGTCGATGCCTTGATCGCGCACTATAAGGATCGCTACGGCTCGCTCGAAGGCTTCAAAAAGGCCATGTACGAGGACCCGGCCGGCGTCATGTTCGACGTCGCCACGGTGCTCGAGCCCGCCGGGGCAGGACTCAAGGCAGCGGGGCTGCCGCGGGCGGCCGCCGTCACGACCCGCGCCGCCAGAGCGATCAATCCCGTGGTGCAGACCGTCCGTGCCGGCGGCGCGATAGCGAGAGGCGCAGCACCAGCCGTCGAGTTTGCCGCCGCGGGTGCCCGCGCCGCCGCTCCCGACGTAGCAATCGGCACTGCCAAGATTGGGGCGGGGTATGCGCTCGAGCAAATGCTGCCCGGCGCCGGGCCGCTGAAGTACGCATTCGAGCTTCCCACTGTCTACTCGGGCGCCAGGCAGATCCAACGTGGCCTCAAGAAAGGCGTAGCGGCCGGCCGCGAGGCGCTGAAGGCCCGCGCCGCCGCCGCAGCCGAAGCGCTGGCGGCCGAGACGGAAGCCGCCGCGGCGACCGCCGCACGGCCGGAACCTCCCCCGTCAATCATCCCGCCTGAACGCCAACTGGGGCCGGGGCCGATCATCACGCCCCCGCCGGCCGACACCAGCGGCACTGTCCGCGGCCTTCCGCCGGCGCAGTACCCGGAAGTGATCCCGCCGGGGCCGCTACGCACCAAGCCGGGGGCTTCCGATGCCGCACTCGCAATGCGCGAGGCGATGGGGCTCGGGCAGGAAGAGTTCCGGCTGCCCGAAGCCTCGGCGCCGGACTTCGCGGCGATTACCCAGGCCGGCCACGTCGATCGTGTGGCTCGTCTGATGCGCGAGAACGGGCTCACCGCGGCCGACGCCCTGCTGCTCGATCCGCCAGACTGGATCAACCTTGCCAGATCCGCTGGGATCCTGAAGCCTGACGCCGGCGGCGCGCTCGCGCGGGAGGTGGTGCTCCGTCTGCAATCGTTGGAGCCGAAGCCGAAAGCGCCGGCGAAGCCCCGCACGCAACCGGCGGCGCCGGAAGCTGCCGTAGTTCCGCCCGCACCGCCGCCGCCGGCGGCGCGCGTGACGCCAGAGGCGGAAGCCCTCGCCCGCGAGATGCCGGGATACCGGGCGCCGGAGGGAGAGCTGCCGCGGGCTCCTACGGCCTCCGAAACACGTGTCGAGACGATTGCTAAGGCAATTGCGGCCTATAAAATCCCGATGGCGGATCTCGAGCAACTGGCCGAACATGCGCCGATGGTCGAGAACCTCGCGCGATCGCTCAAGCTGGCGCGGCCGGCAGCCGGCGAAATCCCGCTGATCGTTAAGCGCATCCGCGAGCTGCGCGGCGCCGGGCCGCCCGCGCCACCGGCGGCTGCGGCGGAAGCTACAATAAGAACGGATGTTCAAAGTACACCTACCCCAGGACCGCCACCCCGAGAACAGCCCCGAGGCCCGCGGCCGCCGGTTTATGGACCGCGTGAACCAGGCCAGGGAACAGCGCCAGGCCGAAGCGCAGTCGTCCGAGTCCCCGGAGAAAGTACCACCTATGCAGGACGATACGCCGTCCGCGACTTAGGCGACGTTCACGCCTCGCACAACCCGCACACCTTCGCCAAGAATCCGGACTACCACTTCCGCAACGATCGCGATTACTCCGACCCGACCAATAAAGAGCGTGTCGTCGTCAATAGCATGAGAGACGTTTTCGATCCGGCCTACCCGCTCGCCGATTCGCCGGATGCGACCCATGGGGCGCCCGTGATCGATTCCCGCGGTAACGTGCTCGGCGGGAACAGCCGCGCCATGATCCTCGACCGCGTATACACGAGCAATCCGGAAGGCGCCGCCGCATATCGGGCCGAACTCGAGAAGGCCGCGCCGCAGTTCGGAATCGAGCCACAGCAGTTCGCGCACATGAAGCGCCCGGTGCTCGTCCGCGAGCTATCGGACGCGGAACTCGGCCCGGAGCGGGCGCAACGCGCCATCACGGATTTGAACAAGAAAGGGACTGCGGATCTCACCACAGCCGAGCGCGCCACGTCCGACGCCCGCCGGATGTCCCCCGCCGCGGCCGACTATCTCGCGGGACAAATCGAGGCCGAGGGCGCCGAAGCCAGCCTCACCGACGTGCTCGCCGGCAAGCGCGGCGTCGAGATCATCAACAAGCTCGTCGATGACGGCGTGTTCACGATGCAGGAAAAGCCGACCCTGGTCGACAGCCGCACGGGTTCGGTTACGGCGGCCGCCAAAGAGCGGATATCGAAGATGCTGCTCGGCCAAGTCTTTGAATCGAGCGACCAGCTCGTCCGGACGCCCGCCGAGATCCGCGCCAAGCTCGAGCGCGTCGTCTCGCCGATCCTGCAAGCAGGCCAGAAGGCCGGCTTCGACATCCTGCCGACCGTGCGGGAAGCGATCGACCTGGTCGAGTATGCCCGCGTTCACGGCATCAAGAACCTCGCCGACGCGGTCGCGCAGGAAAGCATGTTCGCCGACGCGCCGAGGTTCTCGGCCGAGGCGCTCCAGCTCGCCGACTATCTCCAAGCGCGCAAGCCTACAGAGATCGCGAAGGCATTTCGTCGCTACGTCGCGAATGCCGAACCGACGATGTACGGCGAATCGACGGCCGCCGAGGCCTTCGCAGATGCGTTCGGGGCGGCGATGCCTCCGGAAGCGGCGAAAATGGCGCCTGCCGAAGCGGAAGCGGCTTTCCAGCAGCAGAAGGCCAAGGCCGGCAAGCGCAAAGCGCCGAAGGCCAAGAATTAACACCTGCAGGCTCATCCCATGAGCCACCCCACCAACTACCACAGATCGATTCCGATCGGTTCTCGCATCCCCGCCGGGTTCGTCCCGATGCGGAAGAAGCGGTCATTCACCGGGCAGTCGGGAAACTCCAGCTCGACCATATCAAGCTCGCCCGCGGCCACCGCTTGCGCGTGCCGTTTGCCAATCTCGGCGAGCGCGCCGCCGCCCGGCTGGACCCACCGCACGGGCTTCTCGAACACCAGCACGCCGCGGAGGTAGCCGCGCTCGATCATGCGAATGGCGGGGTTAGTCATATTCCGTGTGAAACCCCGGACTGGTGCGCGCCTAAAGTCACGTGGGAAACTTCCTTGCCTTGTTCCGATGCGCTCGCAACCATCGCTTGCGAGCGCGCCACGTCGAATTCCGGCGCAATGCCCATAGATCGCACTCGCAAGGCCCGTAATGCCGCGCCATACAGCTTTGTCGGATGCTCTCAACTAACTTGCGCCGTGCGCTTTTCGCTTGCACTCTCGATCTCATGCCAACGCTTTAGCAGTTCGCTTTCCGCCCGGCGCCATGTCGCCGCGCAGAAACCCGGCGATGGTCAGGTCTTCATCGATTTGCGGCCAATGAATTCCGTAGCCATTGCCGAGCCATTGGAAATCGTTCCGCTCGGCTTCGGTGGCTCTCAAAAGGCGCGGATACCAGGAGAGCGGAACGGTAATGGTGCGTCCGTCGGCGAGCTCGCAGGTAAGTTCGTCGTCCGCGAAGGAGAGGGAGACGCCCTGCACGTTTTCATCGTCCAAAGTAGCCATTCCAGAGTTCCTCGATCACCGCGACGGGCTATGGCGTTTTCTGCTCCGGCCTTTTCTTGGCGGCGGCGTGTCGTCCGGGAGGATCTCCGCCAACGAATATGGGCATTCCTGCGGTAGGTCCTGCTCGATGATTCCGGTCTCGGCGCCGGCTAGAGTCATGGCGCTCAAGTACGCCGTCTCGACCGACTCGGCCAGTTTGCCCTTCAGGCTCGGATTCTTATTCAGAAGGCGGGCGATCCGGCGGCGTTGCTCAATAATTGTGGCGGTCCAACTGCGTGTCTGCTTGTCTGGCTGAAACTCACATTTCAGCATGTGGGCCATCAGCAGTCCCAGGCGGTTGATCAGTTCATCCTCTCTGTTGCCGCTCAAGCTCTCCAACTCCTCCGCGATATGTTCGCCGTCGAGCGGCTCGCCAGCCCTCAATCTCCGCGCCTGATCCAATGCCCACGCGTGAAAGTCGTTTTCGTACAAATCGCCCGGTCGGGCGTGCTTTGCCTGTGAAAGTTGGCTCATAAAAGAGCTATCCGCCAGTTGTATTGGATTTGGTCGGGCATGTGGAAAGCGGGGCGCAATCTCTAGGTCCGACGCTGGTACTACTGTAGCGCGTTAGGGCTGTTCGCTGTGTCACTCCGCCTTCTTCTTCCGCCCGCGCCCGCCGGCTAGGCCGGCCTTCCGCGCGATCGCGCTCCGCTCCTCGGGGGTGAGCTTCGCCTTGCTGGCCGCGCCGCCCTTCCGCGACACCTCTGCGCGTTCTTCGGCAGTCATCTTCTTCATCCGTAGCGCCGCCAATGCGACGGCAGCTGCATTCTTTTTTCTCGCCACAAGAATAGTTTACCAGAATCGTTAGTGAGCTATTGACTCAGTATCGGTACTGAGCTATTATTCAGAAGTAGCCGAAAGCAGCGCGGCTCTAAAGAAAGCGCAAAAGGAAAACCACATGATCTACGGAACTTCATACTCAGGCACGACCCGCGAATGCGAGGCCTGCGGGCACTTCACCAATGTGCACGCGGACTGCGCCGCCTGCTCGAAGGCGATCTGCGAGGCTTGCGCCCTGCACGGCGGTTGCGTTACGGATTTCTGCTCGGAGGCCTGCAAGCAGGCGGTCTGCGAGCACGCGCACGTCGCCTACGACTGCGCCGACGACTGCGACTCGAGCGCCGGGTACTCCGGCTTCCGCGAATCGTGGACGTGCAGCGACTGCGGCGCGGACCTCACCGGCGCCGAGGGCGACGACGTCCAGCTCACCGAAAGGCGGGCCGCGTAATGACCACAGAAAGACGCCAGATCCTCCTGAGCACGGAAGCACAGCTCACAGACCGCCTCGCCGCCCTGCGGGAGCGGTACGACCCCGACAACGACGGGGGCGATTACCCCTTCGCGCAGCTCCGCGAGCTGCACCTGATCGAGCGGGAGCTGCTCGAGCGCCGCGGCGGCAGCCCGCAGTCCGACGACTGGGTCGCCGACAACCACACGGCGCTCTGGAATGCCACCGACATCGAACCGAGCCTTAAGTACCGGGGCCGCTACTAGGACGCCTACGAACTGAATTCAAGGAGATCAACTAACATGGCCGACGTCATTAAATTCGAATTCGATCAACCGGTGGAAGTCGCGCTGCGCTTCACCGAACCCAAGGTCTTTGCCTCAAACTTCGCCGGCGGCGACGACCGCCACATGTACTCGACCACAGACGGCCGGGTCATGTACGTCACGCCGCTCACCTCGGCGCGGATCAAGGCGTTGCAGTTGGCGCACGGCGAGTTCTTTTCGATCTGCAAGCGCAAGGACGGCCGCCTGACGGAGTTCGCCGTCTCGCGCGAGCCGATGGCCGCGGGCCCGGCACGGCCGGCAACCGCTCCGCGGCAACCTGCGCCTTTCAAGACGAACCTGCCTACTCGCCTCTATGCGCCCGCGCCGGCGCGGGAACACAAGCCGTCGACCGAGCTGGAGACTCGCCTCTATGCCCATCCGGCGGTCGCACACGAGCCGCCGTCCCAGCTCGAGCAGCAGCTCCGCGCGTCGATCGACATGGTGAACCGCCGGAAGGCGGGCGAGCAGGGCGATGGAACGCTCGCGGTCATGGCGCCGCCTCCGGTCAAACCCGCTGAGTCGCGCATGGCGCCCGCGGTCGCCGAGTTCAGCTCGCGCCTGGTGCTTGAAACGAATGCGTTGGTCGACGTTTACGCCGCGGCGCTCAAGACGGCCTCCGAGCGCCACGGCAACAGCGTGAAGCCTGATGACGTTCGCTCGTTCGTGGTGACGGCTTACATCAACGCCTCGAAGTCCGGAGGACGCAATGCCGCCTAAGCCGGTGCTCGAATGCTTCGCGACTCTCGAAGATTACATCGAGGCGATGATCGAGTGGAACTTCCAGGTTCGTTACGAGCGCGATCGCGAGTGGCTGCGCCGTCTCGGGGTGGCTTCGGAATGAAGCCACTTCCTCGCGCCGGCGAACGGCGTCTCTCGGCCGCCGACCGCATCGCGTACGCGCTGATCGCCGGCGTCCTGATCCTCTGGGCGTTCCTCGACGGCGGCCTGCGATGATCCGGCGTCATCCTGTCCCGCCCGCCTTGGGCAGCTTGGATTGGATTTCTTCCAGTAGCTCGATCGACCTCCTGGTGGCCGCGAGGGACTCGGCGAGATTCTGATGCCGTTCCTCAAGCGTGGCGGGAATCACCCGCTCGAGTTCATCGGCGACCCAACGCGCCAGGTCCGGCGCGGCGTTCCCGTCCTCGTAGCTGCGGAGCGCAGACCGGGCCGCGAGCGCCACGGTAACGAGTCTCATAAACGGGCTCGAACCGTCCACGATCGGATCGTCGCCTTGGGCGAGGACCCATTCGAGCGCCTTAATCCAGATCTCGTTCTCTTCGGTCCCGGCGTTGGGACATCCGTTTTGAAAGTGCTTAAGCTGATTCTCGATCGCGCGGCGGCTTCTCATGCCTTCGCCTCGCCGCCCAAAGGCACCGAACGCTTCTCGAAGTCGCCGTCCAACTCCTTCTGCATTTCCTCGGCGCGGTAATGGCGGAACTCGCCGATCATCAGCGTGGCGTGATCGTGTGGGAATGCCACTCTCTCGAGCAGAAACCGGAACAGGAACGACTCCGTGCGGGCCGATGTGGCAGCTTCCATGAGCGAGAGCGCCAGGTGTTGGGCGTCGAGCGGGTCGAGCTGCGCCTCGTAGTCGCCGAGCCTCAGAACGACCTTGCCACCGCTCGGTGACAGTATGGTTTCGACCTCGAAGACGTTGGCTGGCGGCTTCAATACCGCCGCGAGGAGTTGTCGCACATCGTCGAGAAATCGCTTATCGAGTTCGGGATCGTTCGGCCGCCACTGCTTAATGAAGGCTTGCAGAGCGTCGTTGTAGCGTGGCTGCGGCATTCCGGATATCTTATGCTAGCCCCATGAGCACTGTACCAATCCCGCCTTTGGTAGCGGTCTACGCCCGCGTGAGCACTGACGACCAATCCTGCGCCCTCCAACTGAATGAGTGTCGCGAGTACTGCGAGCGCCGCGGGTGGCGCGTAGCCGGCGAGTATGTCGACACGGGCTGGTCTGGCAGCAAGGCATCGCGGCCGCAGCTCGACAAACTCATGCGCGATGCGCGGGCCCACCGCTTCGATTGCGTCATGGTCTGGAAGGTCGACCGCTTCGGCCGCAGCGTCGTAAACCTGCTCGAGCATCTGCGGCTCCTCGAGAACTACGGCGTCCGGTTCCTGGTGATTAGCCAGTCGATCGACACCGACCAGGCCAGCCCCACATCGAAATTGTTGATGCACATCCTGGCCGCCGTCGCCGAGTTCGAGCGGTCGATGATCGGCGAGCGCGTGGCGGCCGGCCTGAAGGCGGCGAAGCGCCGCGGCGTGCAGCTCGGCCGGCGGCGGCTTGTCCTCGACCGGGACCAGGTCCGCAATCTGAAGCTGCTCGGCAAGTCGCATCGCCAGATCTGCTCGGAGCTGGGTTTGTCGATGGGCATGGTGATCCGCGCCCTCAAAACGGCGGCGTAGTAGCTTCCGGCGATTTCGCCCGTTTGCCCATTTTGCCAGCCGTTCTGCCACCGCTTCTGCGCGTGAACACCGGCGGATGACCGCACCACAAACCCTTTGCGAATCGCCCCAAAAGTTGTTGAATCTGCAACTCCTAGACCCTGCCGGTTAGCCGCACCACAATTACCTCTTTTTGGTGCAGAGGCTATAGTTCATAGTTTGCACAGACTTTCGCCACCCTGGATTTTCTGCACAAACAGCACCTTTTGCGACTCCCAACCCCCCTTCGTCGCAAACCAAAACCCGGCGTAAGCGCCTGACGGCGCGGCGGTTAATACGCGCAAACGGGCATTGTAGGCGGGGTGCGCGGCGCGCAAGTCGGGCCGGCTGTTGTGCGTAGGGGCGAAATTAGAGGCGGGCGCGAGGCGAGCGGGTGCTCCAAAAACCCTTACTTGGCCGGGAGATCATTTCCCCAAAAAACCCAAATTCCCCTAACGGCTATTGCAGCGGAAGCCCTAAATCCTTGCGCGCCGGCGACTCGCGGGTATTTGCCAGACTCGCGAGGATCTCGTCGATGACTCGCTTCCGCCGGTCCAGTTCGCGCATGCTGGAGATCGCCCAAAACGTGACCACGAGCGAAATAACAAACGCGAAGACTACGCTCCAAAATGGGGGCAGAAGCATCTGGAGTCGACCTGCGACA